TAATAAAAGTAATTTTAAAAAAGCTCGATCACAAGGAGGCCCATCCGAGAAGGAGGGAGTAATTCCGGATACATTGGAATTGCTACATGATTTATTGGACGGCAAGCCTGTCATGCGACAGGGGTCTAGCAACACATTCATAAAAACAAAGTACAACTATTTGAATAGTCCTGTACTTGATGTTTTGTGTGCTAAATCTTGCTATAGAGAACAGTCAAACTCTGTCCTTGAGTTTGATAAAAGTCATTTTCTTCTAAAATCAGCATGGAAAGCTACGAGAGCATTCCTAATGATTCTAAGAGATTTTGACAGATCGTTTTCTGTTAAATTTAATATACTCGAAGAACTTAGTTCTGTTAAAACTATACTCGAGTATTCTGAGGATAAGGTTATTTCTAACCTTAAATATCACACTGCATTTTTCATGGCGAAATTCCTGAAAAATGACTTACCAGATAAAAGTGATGAAGTATTATATGATTTCCTATTTCGAGGCCGTATTAAAAAGTATCTTCAGACGAGGTTAAACTCTCGTTCTAGTAAGATATACGGTCTTTGTGCGAGCTTTCTTCAGGGCGTTAAACGTTCTTGTGAACGTGCCCCTGACTCATTCATACTAGCTAGCTATGTTAAACATCGCAAAGCAATGACAAAGATACCCGAGCAACTTAGTGATGACTTGAAAGAAAATATTTCGATTAAGGCGGCTGAGTTATTGAAGGACTTTGTGTACAAGAGAGTCGACGTAGAAGCATCTAGAAGTGCAGCTTTTGGTATTAAACGTTCTGATGGTGGTGCGAGAGCAACACTATTGAGGGAACAGAATGGCCTCTGTGGTGATGAATTGTTATCGATGTATTATTTAAAAAATAAAATTGTCGAAGTTCGTGGTCTCGTTTTATATCGAGAAACGATTTATGTTAACGATCCATCTCCAGCAGAAGTTCATGCTATTCTAGAACCTCTAAAGGTTCGTTTAATAACAAAAGGTCCTTCTGATAGATACTACTACGCTATGAAGATGCAAAGAGCTCTTTTCAAACACTTAAGGAAGTTTCCCCAATTTCAGTTGATTGGTGAGCCTTTGAATGGTTCTCATCTATTCTCGATGATGGAAACTGAAAAGAAATCATATCCTGGAGTCTTTGATACTTTTGTATCAGGGGATTATTCCGCAGCTACTGACAATCTAAATATGAATGTGACTAAGACAATATTTGAAGAAGTATTGCATTACATTCCTGAATCGGATCGAGAACACATGAGAAGTGTTTTATACTCTCACCGAATTCATTATCCTAAAGCTTATTTAAACAAAGGGGAAGACTTATCTCCAGTTGACCAAACTAATGGACAACTAATGGGAAGCGTTCTCAGCTTTCCAATCCTATGTTTATCAAATTTTATAGCTTTATGGATTTCTTTAGAACAATATTTAGATCGTGCGTTGGAGATCAGAGAGATATCAACATTAATCAATGGGGATGACATTGCATTCCGTACTAATACTGAACACTATAATATTTGGACACAAACTGTTAAAAAGTTTGGGTTCGATTTGTCTGTTGGTAAGAATTATACTCATAAGAAGTATATAACTATCAACTCACAATATTATAGCTACAAAAAAAGTACCGAACACTTTGAACGTCACCAATTCCTCAACACCGGGTTAATACTTGGTGAGAGTAAACTTTCTTCAAAGTTTAATGATTGTGTGGATATACTTTCTGATGTCTACAATGAGGTTATGGAAGGAGCTAATAATAAGTTATTAGTCCATAACTGGTTCTTACAATTTCATAAGAACATCATTGACCGAATAACCCAACATGGACGATTTTCCTTAACTACAACACGATCCCAAATGGGTTGTGGTTTTAATAATTATGGAATATCATATCGGACACGCTTTCAAAAAAAGTGTGCAAGACTCGGACAACTCATCACAGAATTTGGTAACAACCTTGACCGTACTGTAGTTTCTGTTAGAAACGATGGCAATAAATCTTTGCTTATAAAACAAGTGGTCATTGATGGTTGTATAGTGGGACAAGGGCCATTTTTAAAACGATGGTCCCAACCGGAAGAGAAGAAGATTACTCACAGGAATTCAGGTTATGACACAGATCATGTGCAAACGGTCTCCGAAAACTTTTCAGTATTTCGAGACATTAAAGATTTTGCATCTCTGATCAAGATGCCTTATTCAGACGGAAGACTCAGTCTAAATAAAGCTTGCGATAAATCGCATCTTGTCCATCTACCTAAATTCATTGAGGGCTATTATCCCCAATTCTGGTTTACTCCTCAAATATATTAAATTTAACAAATTATTAAGTACTTGATTTGTTTATCATCTTGACCTGGGAAGTCTCTAAACTCATCCTTTCTATAAGTTTAATCCGATTTATAGTCATAAACTGGATTCCAAACAATAATAAAAAGGGGCGAAAACAGAAGTCCAAGGGCGGTCCCCAAACCAATCCGCTTGGCATGATAAACAGTAACTCAAAACAAAATCAATCGAAACAAAAAGCTAATCAAATTGTCCTTCAGCCTTCGGCTATGTCGACAAAGAAAGCAATGAAAGCTCCACAGATTAACTACAAACTTGATGGGTCTTGTCGTATACGGCATCGAGAGTATCTTTTTGATATAATCGGCAGTAACGCATTTACCTCTAATAAAGTTCGTATTAACCCGGGTCTTAGTGACTCATTTCCATGGCTATCTGCTATTGCTAATAGATATGAAAGCTATTTGTTTCATCGTCTTCAATTCGAATTCTGTACAGAATCACCTACAAATGAAATAGGTACTGTACTACTTACCGTGGATTATGATCCACTAGATCCAGCTCCATCAAACAAGACACAAGCCTTGGCTTATGTCGATGCTGTTAGATCACCTCCTTGGTCTGATTGTTGCTTTACGGCCTCTGTAAAAGACTTACATAAACGGTCCAGCTACTTTACTCGTTCACTCGTATCTGATACGACTGATTTGACGACTAAAGACACTGGTAATTTATTTGCTTGTACACAGGGTCAAGGTAATAATCGTACCTTAGGAGAGATTTGGGTAAGTTATGAGATCGAATTGATGACTCCTCAACTTCACGAGGTTGCAACTCTATATCAAGCTATTTCCACAACAGCAATTGCCCCATTGGGTACACTCCAGTTTGTGCCGATATGCTCTTTTCCTACTGAGGAAACGGGAACATCAGCACCTGGTTCGTGGTCCAATTTACTGGGGGAATTCACCTTTCAAACAAAAGGTCGATTCTTACTAACACTGTTGGGAAATATCATAAATGGAGACACATCCGATAATTTTGCCGCTACCGAATCTGATCTTAACATGAACTATTCAAACGTGTCAGTAGTTGTCGAGTCTGCTTCAGACGAATCCGGAAATGGTTCCGGTTTCCATACTGAATTACAGTACTCTGCAATTATTGACGTAGTTCCTGGTGCTAAGTTTAGACCCTACGCTGATGTTTTTGTCAACGATCCTGGGGCCTCAGTGACGACTGGTATCTTCTTAATTACCGTACCTAGTGACTTTAAGAAATTGAATGATTTTATTCGTACTTAATAAAGAAAGCATATGTTCCAACGAATCATGTGATCTTCGTGATCCCGGTGTGCTTAACACCGGCCTACTAGTATTGCTAGAGAGTCAATTCTTCCGACCTCTTCATACACTAATCAATTATCTGTCGTATAGTACTCGTATATGTACATACCGATTTAAAAACCTGTTTCCAATTGTAGTCCTCTACCTAATAAGTAGTCGGAATCCTGATTGAATGATGGTAATGTAGTCGGCAGAGTATACGTTTAACGCGTAATTGGTTCATACTCAGACTCTGAATTTTTACACGGACCTTATAGTGGCCACCTAAAAGCAATTGTGGTGGAGCCGTAAGATAACCCGAACTTAAGTGATATATAAGAAAAATAGACCCTGTCGAATGATAGTACCTAGACCAACCTCTCTCTTAGAGAGTATCGGGGGTTAGGAACCATACTATCGACTAGATATATCTCCAATTATACATCAACCTATAACCAACACCCAATAATATAGTGACTTTAATTACTCACTATTGCGGCATCGGTCTCCTTTGAGTTAAAAAGATAGGTGTTATTGCTAGTTTAATTTCAACTAGACTAAATTCTTTGTTAGAGATGAATCCTTTTAATGGATTTTGTGTATTAGAAGATAAGAAGTAAACACTCCAGCAACTAGTACGGG